GGGTTTTGGCCTAGGCTGTGGTTTGGGCTGTGGTTTTGGTGGTACAACAACAGCTTGTGGTCTTGGATTTGGTTTGGGTGGTATTCTTACTGGTTTTGGTACTGGTCTTGGAGTACCATCATCTCTCCTCGGTTTTGGTCTAGTATCAACTCTAGCAACTGGAGGTCTGAAAATTGGTTTTGGTTTTGGTCTTGGTTTTGGTGGTCTAACTGCCTTAGGTTGTGGTCTTGGTTTTGGTTGTACCTTTGGTTGTAACTGAGGTCTAGGCGTTGGAACCGGTGGAAGTGGTCTTGGCTCTGGTCTTGGATTAGGTACTGGTGGAATTGCCTTGGGTTGTGGCCTTGGTCTAGGTCTGGGTCTAGGTCTAGGTTGAGGTTGTGGTCTTGGTTGTGGTTGTGGTTTGGGTTGTGGTCTAGGTTGCGGTACTGGTCTTGGAATTGGTTGTGGAGTTACCTGTACATTAAGATCTACATCAATACCCGTAATCGTTGTTACTTCATCAAAAATTGCTTGACTTTGTTTTGTATATGCATTAGTAACTTCTACATTTCTTGTAGAAATAATAGATCCCTGAACCTGATTAATAGTTCCTTGTGAGAAATATGTTCCTTCTGATGCAGAAGATACAGTACCCGAAAGTGGATTTAAGTTTTCATTATCTTGAATTTTTAAAGTATTATTTCCTGCTTTAAACTTAGGGGCAGATGTAGAATTGGAGTTTGGAATGTAGAATGATGAGAATAATGTTCCAGTATTATCTGTTGTTAATCTAACCTCTCTAATTCTTGCTCTAGCTCCACTGGATCGTCCAACTAAAACCATTCCTGGACTAACATATCCATAGTAGTCACCTTGAGCTTGTAAGCACAAAGAAGCTAGGTCAATGTTCAACAATTTTGAAGATCCAGAATAATTTTCTGGTATTTCTGATTCGTCATATGGACTAAACCCATACCCATCAAGAGGATCATTATACGGACCATTTCTATGTCTGGGTTGTGCTACTCTGAATTTGATATATGGTTTATCTTCAAGAATTCCTGGAGTTCTTACTGTACTTTCAACAGTTTCTCCAAGTTTGAAGGTTCCACTAATCATTTCAATTTCAAGTAACTTAGGAACCATATAGTTCGTTACATTTATTCCAGAGAAGAATGCGTGCATTCTTGTATTTGGTTTTAATCTTCTAGCAAGAACTTCAATATTTCTGGATCTTAGGAATGAAGAAACATTACTTGCAATAATTTTGTCACCAAGATTAATATTATTTCCTGGAACAGTTTCTATCTGTGTTGATAAACCTTGCTGAGTTGCTGTTCCTGTATTAGTAGTTGTTTGTGATTGTACTGTAGTAGTTGCAGTTACTTTAACTCCATCATCTATTGCTGAAGATCTATCTCTAACTGAGTTATTAGTAACTTTCTTACCAGTCCACTCTTCATTCCATCCACCCCATAGTACTGGAGACCATCCTGCCTGAGGATCTAGATCTGATGGTTTTGCTTCAATATTAGTAACAGAATATCCACCAATCAAACCTTCAATAGTTTGAGTTTCAACTCTAGCTTGCTCAATCCAAATATCTGATGATGGATTAAGAGTAATAGTTCCTTTATAGAAAGTTACGAAATATGGTGCTGCGTTTACTACTCTTGTAGCAGTAGTTTGAGAAATTAATTCAACTTCTTCATAATCTAGAGTTATAGTTCCCATACCGTCAGAACCAGCACTTCCGTTAGGATCAACAGTGCTCCTTCTAACATTCGAACCAATTAGATCAGTTACATATCTTGGATCTGCATCTGGATTTCTTTCTCCACCAACACCAGTTAGTTCCGTTGAACCTAAAAGTAAATCTAGTTGTGTGGTGTATGCTGCTGGTCTTAATTCTTTAGTTCTAGGATCAATACTGTTCTTAGCACCAAGTTTTATTTGATTTGTAGTTGTTGTAAAATTATCTACAAAGAAACCAGATTTAAATCTATCGGTGCCTTCAGAGTCTTTAATTTCTAAATTAGCAGTGCTTTGCTCAAGTAAAGATAGTGAAGTATAATACTCAAGATTTTTAATTCTATCTTCTAAACCAGCAATATCTCTCATTTGATATCGCTTGTAAGTTGAGAGACTCAACTTTGCATCTGTTGTATTGAATAGATATGCTGGTAAAACTATACGAGCAACTTCAATTGCATCTTCAATCAGAGATGGTTCTTCTGGATTTTCTGAAGGAACACCACGACTTACTTGGAAAAGTTTATCTTTGTTTAGATAAACTTTATCAATTCTTGGCAAGAAAATTTGATAAGTTAAAGTTAAAGATTCATCAGAAGCTAGAACTTTTAAATTATCGTTTTGACTGTTTAAGAAATTTCTACCTAAGAATTCAAATGGAGATCTCTTATTTTCTTCTACAACATATTCATCAACTCTTGGTCTAATATCAATAATATCCGAGTGTCTAATTCCATTTGTATTTCCAATATCTTTATAGTCAAATTGGAAATATGAATCAACACTCATGTAGCATCCACTTTCACCAATATCAATACTTGCATACTCATAGAAAATTCTAAGACTCTTGAGTGGTTCAGCAGAAGAAGAATCTCTTACAATTCTAGAATAATCATAAATTGTGTTACTAGTACCTTTAACTAAATTAAATTGATTGGTGATATTATTATCACCTACAATAATTCCATCAACAGTCGCAATAATACCAGTCTCTTGGAAAGTTATTTCCTCATCAATAGTAAATTCTTTATCATTAAGTACAATATATTCAATATTTGTAGTGTCTACAGCTTCTGTAATTATTGCAATACATCCAGAATCAGAACCAATAAATTCTTCACCTATTAATGTATCTTCAGCACTTCCATTAAAACTACTAACGTCTCTAAGAATCAATCTTGGAATTGCTGGTGTATCTTCAGTAGATGACTCAAAAACACCATAAATTTTAGTTACATCTGATTGAAGCAGACAAATGTCTTTATCCTGAACTCTAGTTCCATATGGATAATTTCCATATTCCAGTCCATCATTTAAAGTTGTTGCTCCAATACCTGAACCTGGTAGTTTAGATTTTGTTACTGTAATTGATTCTAATCTATTTCTAATTTTAGTAATAGGTTCTACATCAGCAGTCGTTAATGTAGCAATTACTATTGCAGATCCTGTTGTAGATAGACCTTTTATAATTAATTCCTTATTTCCACTAGTAAAAGTAAACTTATCTTGTGTTAGTGCTTCGGTTTGACCATTAGAATTGATTACAATATATCTTTCTTCATCAAATGGTAAGAATGTTTCAGTAGGCAACAGTTGTGAAGGAAGAATTGTAATTCTTCCACCAGATGCATCTGGAGTAATTGTAGTATCAAATCTCTTACGGAAAGAAAGTTGACTTTCGGAAGTATCAACAGTTGCAACTACCTGCTTAGGTAATCTAGTGAATAGATAGTTATCATCTCCAGTGTTGGTATTTGCAATCTTTGTTGAAATTTTAAAGATATCAATTGAATCGGTATTAGAAGCTACTGCACCTAGAGAGACACCTGTCACATTCTCTACTGCTGCTAAAGTAATGTCATCTACCGTTACGGCACTTACCCGGTTAACAGTTGGTCTAGAACCTCCAGGAGTCCTGTAAGAAACAAGATCATTTACTTTAAAATCTCTTGTAAAATCTCTACCTGCTTGAGTTACTACTCCTGATCCATCAATCTTACAAGGTCCAAGAGCAATTTCTGGTGATTGTCTTACATCAGCAGAGAATGTTCCACTACCAGACTGACCAAATATGGATTTTACATTTGATATTCCATAAGTTGTAGATGCGATAGTAATTCTATCAGAATCATTTCCATCAAAAACTAATTCTTCACCTTTTATAAAATTTCCTCTAACATTATACGCAGTTATAATTCCAGAATTTGAAACATCATATCTCAAGAATCCTACAGCACCACTTGCTTTACCTTCGATAAATGTTGGAGTCTGTACAGATTCAATACTTTCGTTTACAACAATATCTGTAAATGGAACTACATCAAATAGTGCTAAATCCCAAATGTTTGCATCAAGATTTGAAGTTTCGTAAGATCCTGATTCTAGAGCATAATCATACACTCTAGCCAGTCCAATTTCTTTTCCTGGAGCAGTTGTTTGTGTAGCACCTATTCTTTCATCTCTAAGTGAAAGTGTATATGTGGTGGAAACACCGACTTCTGGCGCACCAAAAGACCTATTGAGAGATAATGTTGGACCAGTTACATATGTTATTGCTTGATTTTCAATTTCTTTTGTTGTTCTTGGTTTTTCAAAATCCAATAATGTATTTGCGGACATGTTAACTTCATATCCAAAAATATATGCTTTTCCTGGAGAAATATCATAAATGCCAATGTCATCTCTAGGAGTTTGTCCAAATAATGTAACTTCGTCAGCATTAAATAGTCCAGTATTTCCTTTAAAATCTCTTAAAGACTCTCGTACATTGAGAGTAAAAGGGTTTACATAATAATGACCACTTTCGTCAAATGTTCTCCTTGCTAATTCATCACCAAGAATATTATATGATGGGTTTTCAATTTTAGATGAAGATATTACACCATTGGTAATTTGTGCAATTTCCACAAAATTCTGTGGAACTTCATCATCAAATTCACCTCTAAATGATGAAGCTAGTGTTACTTCGATTTGTAATCTATCTGCACCAGGCGCAGCATAATTGACAAATCCCTGAGAGTTGTCATATAGTGACTCATCATCAAATGAGTCGATTAGTAGTTCATCAACTAAAAATCCTACAGCACAAGTTGGATTTGGTTCTTCCGAACTAATAATTAAAATTTGATCATCAACTTCTACAAAATATCCTCTTAGGAAGAAAACACCACTCGTTAACTTAGCAATACATCCACTTAATACATTTCCAATTACACCAACTTCAGATCCTTCGGGGAAAGTTGATATATTTGCATCAGTAATACTTACAGTTTCTGCAACTGTGATTGATTCTCCAACAATAAATTCAGAAAACTCAGAATTAGTTCCAGAATTTAATATATCAACAAATAATCTAATTCCATCTACAGTTTCTACTCTTCCCCTAACACCACTTTCTGTTCCAACAATTTCTACACCAGTTAATGCTTCTGCATACTGAGCTACATCGATTCCAGCAAAAGTCCTTTCAAGTTGAATATTATATTGTTGAGGTCTAATAGTAAGTGTGCCAGGAATTACTACTGAACCATCTTTAAATACATGGTTGCCAAACTGCTCAATTTGATTCTGCAGTATAGACTGCATTGTCGTAAGTTCTCTAGCTTGAACTGGTTGACCAGGCTTAAAGAGAACCTTATGATAATTGAATTGCTTATCAAAATCATCAAAATATGGAAAAGTGTTGAGATTCGTTAGTTGTGGCATAATTCTTTAAAACTGCAATACGATTTTGATATCTTCTCTTTGATTTGCTGATCTAGTTATCGGAGATCGATTATCTACATAAATCAAATCTCCAGAATATTTTTTCACCTCAGGGTCAGCAAGTCCATTTTCAAAAGTTTGTCCAAGGAAATAGTTTTGATTATTTATGACTAATAAATCACCATCAAAATCATTATCAATTTGCAATGATTGATTTGATCCAAAAATTTCTAAAGAACCACCATCTAGTACATCTGCAGTAAATTCAATTTTTTCATTACCAAAATTTCCATCTATTGGAGTTTGGTTTAAATTAAAATCAAATCCGTAATTAGTTCTATCTTGCCAATATTTTAAAACACCAGTATTTTTATCATATGAAACAACTCTTCCAACAGAAGTAAGTCCTGTTCCAACTGTCTGTGTTATTGTAGAGTTAGCACTAAATATGGCATTTTTAAAATCATCCTCATTATTAATACCAATAAGTCTAATTGCATGTAAAGCACTTGCTACACCTCTATCTAATAATTGATCAGAATTGAATGAAAGTGGATTTGCAATTATTCCTATTCTAGAAATTTTATTTCCAACTATAAAATCTGGATTTTGTATATCATTTTTAATTTGTGAATAAATTAAAACTCTAGTACACCCAAGTTCTTTGTAAATATTACTTCCATGTCCTCCTTTTGGTGGAATAATAATTTCAAATTCTGGATCTGTAGTAGATGATGTTGGGAATCCTCCACTAGTTAAGTCAACTCTTCCATAGGTATATCCAGTTCCACCATCAGAAATTGTAATTGATTCAACTTTTGATTGATTATCTACAACAATAGTAGCAGTTGCATCTTGACCGTCTCCAATAATATCACAAGTGTATATTTGATTTGCTGGTCCAACATCAACTCCTCTATTTGTTATGAGAGCTACTTTTAATTGACCACTACTACCAGCATTCAATCTAACAGATGCAAATTCGTCAGCAGTTTCCCAATCAGTAGGAACCGTAAAATATTTTAATGTGTCAAATTTTACAATTTCATTTGGATTTATAGTAAATAAGTATTTCCAAATATATCCATCATTACTAGGTCCAGCAACCCTTGGTTCTAGATCAACAAATTTAGGTTCATCCAAAGATGGTCTTCCAGTTGGGTTTTCTGGACTAGTTCCATTATTTAAACAGACATAAACTTTAAAGTCTGAGTTTACGACAAAATAATTTGCAGAATATAAATTAGTTGCTTCCGAAGGTTGTGATAAATTATTTCTATTAATATCATGACGATACATGTCGTATGTAATTCCGGAAGCCCAATTTACCTTCTTAACGGCAAATCTAATGTCAGTACCGAGAATTCTTTTGAGACCAATAATAGTGTCCCAATTATGATATTCTTCATTCAAACAATCTTTGGGTGCTGGTGGATTTTCATCCCAATCAGATTGATAATCTTCCGGATTTGTTAAAGCTACAAAACTATAATAAGCATTACTACTAAAAGTAACTTCTTCTATAAATTTTCTGGCATTTATAATCCGTATTTGATCTGTTACAATTGCAGACATGATCGTTTATTTTCTAGTTATTTATTAGGTTAATGTGAGTGTAGTTGTTCCTACACCAGGAACTTCAATGACAACTGTAGAATTGACGACATTCAAGTTAACCCTGTGTGTACCAATTCCGGTACTGATTCCTGATGCTGTTGTAGTAACACCAGTAATTTGTAATCCAGAGTTTACATTAAGATAATCACTATAAGATGAATTTCCAGTTGCATCAATACCACCAGCAGAAACTACGAGTCCGTTTCTGGCAGTAACTATACCAACAGAATCTACATTATTTACGTCTTCATATGTTAATGTTCCCGCAATTGATACATCACCACTAAAAGATGCTCCAGTAGCTGTCACAAATCCTACAGTAATATTTGGATTACCTGTTAATAGATCTGTACCATTTCCAAGAGCATCATAAATTTCTTGAAAATTAGCATTTACTTTCTTTGCACCTGCTGAAAGACTGTCTCCAGTTCCATCATTAATGGATGTTCCAGTAGATATTCCTTGAAATGACATTATAATAAGTTAGTTTGTGACTTATTTATGCGAGTTGCTCAGCATATTCGTAATACTCTTCCCATGTAGGTGCATCGTGACATAAAATTTCCATATTTACAGAAATTCTCCAATCAACAGTAGATGTAAATAATGGATCATGCCACAAATCTGCAGGAAATATAATTAAATCATCTTGTATCGGTCTAATTTCTTCCCATATTCCACTGTTGGTGTCATCAGTAACCATTATTGATCCATATTCTTTCGGTATTTTTAAATAATATACCGAATTTATATCACAATTGTCGTGAATATGTGGATTGAAGTCCCAAAATTCACAATTTTGACATAAAGCATGACAATCTGTTGAATTTTCTTCAGTTAAATTCAATTCTCCAAAAATTTCTTCAGATTTTTCTAAAAATCTGGAATATAATTCAGCATAACCACCAGATAAATCACGAGTTACTACATTATTGCTTGTATATGCAGTATCAGATTCTTTCAATCCTTCACTTCTAGCATGAAGTGCGTCTGCTTGCATAATTAGACGATCTTCTTCACTAAAATTCATAAAATTATGAATTATAATAACTGGAAATTTCATATAATAATAAAAATCAATCTTGATACTTTGTATATAGTTTAGTTCTTAGAGGATGAACTCTCTTAACAACGGGTGATGTAGATATTCCGGCAAATCCTGCTAAATGATAAGCAGTAAAAGGAGTTGCATTTCTTCTACTTCTTAAAGGATCCCAAGTTACTTTACCCCAAGAGAAATCACCATAATAATTAGTCTTATCAAATATTGTTTGATCAAAACTATTATTGCGTGTATCATCAAAAGTAAGTGAAGAACTATCAAAAGATGCCAAAGCATCACCTAAATCTATTTCATCTTCCACATAAACTGTTACCTCTAGAACCTGAGTTGATCCAATACCAACAATATCTTGATATTTTCTCTCAATATCTGCTGCCTGGAAAATGACATTCATTCTTGAGGTGGATATACTTAAAGTTTCTCCATAATGATCGAGTGCTGTAACATAGGTTCCTACAGTATTTGAATTACTGCAAGTAAAGTAATGTCCAGTTTGAATTCCACTCCATCCACCTGTTGCAAAACCACTATTTACAACTGGATTTCTTAGGAAAGAATCAAAGGGAATATACAACGATAGTAGAAGTGCTGTTGTTCCAACTCCAACTGAAGTATTGGATATAGAAACTATTGATCCAAAGTCACCTTCATATGTAACTTTTTCAATCAACTCTTTTTCTACGACTGGTGGTTCAATAAGAACTTGTGGTGGGTTTGTATTTGTGTAACCAGTTCCAGAATTTGTTAAAGTTATACTTGTAATGATACCACTAGTAACTGAACATGATGCAATAGCTACAGTATTTCCAACTCCAGGAGAACCAATAGAAATTTGTGGACTTGATGTATAACCTGCTCCAGGATTTATAATACTGAATTCAGTAATGATACCAGCAGAAGACACTCTAGCAGAAGCAAGACCAGGTTGAGTAACTTCTTGAGAGATTATTTCAATTACACCAAGTCTTTGTGTAGTTTGATTTTCTAGAGAATTATCAAAGAAAGTCTTGACACTTTCAACCCAAGCAAAGTTTGTTGTTGTTCCAATTCCAACACTTTGAATTAAGTTTGTTTTGGGAGTAATGTTTGGTTCTAGTGCCTCTCTATCTTTAGTTTCTTCAAATCCATAGATGAAAGTATCTTCAGTTTGTTTGCAATGCATCACTGCTCTTTCTAAACTTTCATCGTTAGTTCTTCCTCGTCCACGATATGGATTTGTTAAGACGATATCAGAAGCTAATATTTCCTCAACAGTTCTAGCATCTTCTTGTAAAGTGATATTTTCAGAATTGATTGTTAATGTATCACCAGGTTCTACTGGCTCATCAATATCAACTTCAACAACATCGATGTCTCTTGTTCCTTTATAGAAGAGGACTCTAGATGTATATTCTTTTGGAATTGGTTCGTTAAAGACTACCAGTCCACCACCTCTAAATTGATATGCTTGTCCAGGAACCTGGAGAATATCATTAATAAAGATGAATATAGTGGATGATACATCAATGTTGCTTCCTGCACCTGCTCTAATTGATATCCTATCCCCATTAAATGAAATTGGGAATACAGTTCTTTTTCCATTAAACTTACTATCAAATGTATCAAGTTGTTGGAATTGGCCAACAGTCCAAGCAGAGAACTCGTCGGAATGAGTTCTTTCGACATCAATAATAAACTCCTCAAAGGAAGAACCTGTAGTAGGAATTCCAGTAGTTCCACCTATTGCAACAGTTAATTTTTCACCCTGCCCATATGCAAAACCATCATTATTAAATTTAAATTCTGCAATAGAAGTATCTCTACTAACAAACATGTCGATAGATGCTTTTGTTCCTATTCCTTGAACAGAGCTATCGGAATAAATTAAAGGAATATTTGTATATCCTATTGGATCATCAATTACAATCTCAATTGGTTTATTAACTGCACCACATCTTGCATAGAAATGTTCTCTTGTAGAAATTCCTGTATTAACTTCAAAAGAAGTGCTGTTTATAATTTTTGTAATACGAGTTCCATCTGCAGCAGGATCAATTCTGCTTGCAGAATTATTACTTACTCTTGGAGCAATAATAACAGGTTGTACAACACCACCAGACTGATAGAAAGTAGGTACGGTGGAAACACCGACATTAGTTTCAAACTCTGTTGAACTATTGACAGCAGTTACTCTAGATCCACAATAGTATGGATCTGTTGTTCTTGGATAGATGTGAGTTGATGCTCCACCATCCAAATCACAAGTCATTGCAATACCAGTGAAAATAACATCACTTCTTTGACCAGTGGTCTGTAAGTTATGTGCTCCTGAAGTTGTAACAGTCATGATACCACTGATATTGTCATAAATGACATTAGTGATATTGACCGGACCAGCACCAGAATAATCACAGGTAAATGCAATTCCAGAAAGAAGAACTTCTTGTCCAAGAAGCAATTCGTGTGCTGTTGAAGTTGTAACTGTAGTAAGTCCAGTTGTATTGCTATAGGTTACATCTGATACATCTCTTGGAGCATAGAAGACTTTATCATTAGATATTGAAACTTCAGTAATATGCCCATTCAATGCAGTTGCAGAACCAATTATATCCACTGAGGATGGAGTAACTGCCTTCACATTGATATGTGTTTGAATTCCTGGTCTATATCCAGAACCACTGTTTCCAATACTTACAGAGGAGATAGTACCTAATCCAGAGACATTTGCAGTTCCTCCCGCACGGACACATGGTTGATATCCAAGACCATTCGTTGATCCTATTGATACGATTACACCACCTGTAGGTAGATCTGTGGTGTTTATATCCTCTCCTGGTGTCAGTGTGCTTGGATTGAATGTAATAGTAGTTTCACCACTGTCTTCGGTAAGAGTATAGTTTCCAGTTAGTGGTTTTAAACCAGCTCTTGATGATTGTTGGAAAACATCATTTACCAGTATTATCGCATTATCTGTAGATATTCCTGTTATATTAGAACCATTAACGGTTAATGGGAACTCTGATCTAATACCAGTAAACCTTGTGGAAATATCATCAAAGATATAATTTCTACTATAAGTTTCTGCATTGGTATCTGGACTACCAGATCTCATGAAAGTTCTTCCTTGGAAAGACGAATTTGTCGTAATTCCAGTAAAGTCTCTATCATTTGGATCTACAAAGGGAATACCAAATTGATTTACATCAACCGTAACTGGTACTTTTCCAAATGGTGCTGATGTAAAGTTAATTGTGGATCCTGAAATAGTGTAATCACCATACATCTTAATAACAGTATCACCAGTGGTATGAACACCTAATACAGATCCTAGCCAAGGTCTCCTTACTCGTATCTTATCTTGAGTTCCAACACCAACAGTTTCGGCCAACATAAACTCATCATTAATCTTAAGAATATCTCCAGTAAAGATTGACGTGATGCCCGAAGTATTGATTAAAGTTTGTTCTAAAGAAATATCTTCAAGTAGAGTAGTATTAATATCAGATCTCTGAATAGGAGACTGCATCATATTATCAATAGTAAATACTCCCTTAGCATTTTTATTCGTTGCAGTAATTTTATGCTGAGTTCCAACTCCAACAGACGTTATTTTGATATTTACATCTGGATTAAACTTAAGTGCATTTTCTGCTGTATCTGTAAATGAGATACTACCAGAGTCTTGCTTAACGACAAATAATGTGGGTGGAAGGAGTGTTGTAGTTCCAACTCCAACAAGAGTAGTTGTTGCTATTCCAATTGGTTGACTACCAGCTGGGAATGTGTATGTTACTTCTTCACCACTAACAAAGAAATGATTCGATAGATTTAATACATTACTTTCTACTGATACAACAGTACCTAGTGATTCGGAATTGAATGTTCTTTCAAAGATTAAATCTCCTTTGTGCCTTAGTTCAAAACTTCTCTTAATATCATTTTGACTACCAGTGTATCCTCCGTACATAGTAGAGAACTCACCACCTTCGAATCCTAACCTAACAGTAGAAATTCCCAAATCAACAGCACTTAGTGAATTAACCAGTAATCTAACTTCAATCTCTTTATTTGGTACTGGACCCACTACACCTATCGGTTCAAAATGAATTTGTGTTTTCTTACTTACAGGATCAACAAAAGCAGTAAAAGTTCCTATTCCAATATCAAAGACATCATCATCGGTAACAACTCTACCAAATTCGGTCAGAGAAGCATCAGTATTATCATGTACAATAGTCAATTCTGAGAACTGAATAATGTTATTAGTCATATCTTCAACACTAGCATACACGTTGAATCCTCTATACTGAGAATCAATCTCCATCAATTGAATTGATGTTGTAGCACTTCCAGCACTAGTGCTTCCATAACCAACAGAAGTAAGTGTCGTTTGATATGTACTAGTTCCAGTTGCAACTCTAGATGTATCTGAGATGGATACTACAGTAGCACTGATATTGTAGTCGGTAGTAAATCCAGAATTTGGAACAAGTTCCATTTCAATTTCATTGCCATTATAACCAAATCGATATGTTCCTATGCCATCAGAAACATCCTCACCCAATGTATCTGTTGATAACGTGGAGAATTCTGTTTGTATAATATTTGTTCCATCATGAACTATATTAATTTCATCACTCTGATAGTATTGCAAATCAGTTGATTCCAAAACTACCATTACTTTTGAAGAACTATATGATGATTCAATTCCAACAATTTTATATGCTGAATTAGCTCCAGATGGAATGGATGAGGTTTGAATCCCTACAGATGCAATGTCACCAATATATTGTGTACTAATTCCAGTACTACCAGGTGTAATTGCATATTTAAATCCACTTATTGCATAATCATCAAATCTAGGTTCGATTGGATAGAATAGTAATAAACCATTATTTTCAAAAACACCAATATCAAAGTAACCATGAATCTCATCGGTTTCAACTCTACCATATTGAGTCACAAATCCATAAATGTTGTTATGGAGAACATTTACAATAATTACCTGTCTTTCTCCTGGGAATTTTGTGTCCGTAGTTAGTAAGAAATACTTTTTAAATCTAAAAGCACCTAAAGCAAAGGAATCAATTGTTGAGAAAGACGTTGCTCTAGGATTACTATTGAATTCATCACTAAAATCATCAACTAATAGAACTCTGTTACCAACTGACTTAAAGAAATCTTGTAAGATAAGAGAATTAAATCTTATCTCATCAGAATAAGTGTCATTTATATTATTTTCGGTTACTAGATCAATATCACTATAACAATTTAAATCATAGAGTGAATTTATGTGAGAAATTCCCAGTAATGCACCGTCATTTTGATCTTCTACCATTTCAGAATTTGTTGGTTCTGAAACAACTTGCAAATCACTAAATTTCTTCATTCCCACAGGGTGAACCAAGGATTCTACAGGGTCATTCCAACTAGATATCCCAACATTTGATTTTAATGAATATGAGAAGTATTGATAATAATCACTATCATGAAGTCTTTGTGAATCTTCATTCAAGAATCCTTTTTTGAGGAATCCTTTTTTATTATTTTTGCTAAATGGTCTTATGTTGTAAGTGAAAGTGCTCACTCCAACAATTTCTGTTATTTTTGCTTGAGATCTTGAAGATTTACCAGTTAGTAACTGACCAACTTTATATTCTTCTGGTCTATTTGTGGAAATTTTTAATATTGAAGTATTTGGATCAAATCCTTGTGTTTTGTCCACATTTTTCCCATTAGTAATATCTTCGTTATCAAAGAAAATATTCTGTTGAACTTCAATCTGGAATTTGGGGAAGAATTGACTTGGAATTACTCTTGCAGTAGTAAATTCATCATCAAAAATTCCTGGATCTCCATCACCAACAAATTCTTCCATATTAAATGTAAATCCTGGAACCTGACCACCTATATTTGGATCAGTAGTTTTTACTTCATACAATTTAAATTCAAAATTTTCACTGTTATATCCAAGATCACCAGTTCCAGCAATTAAACTGTCACCTAGAGTGTTTACACCCTCAATTAAGAATTTTTCTCCTACAGGGAACGGCCAAGCAGAAAGAGTACTGAAACCAACGGTGTCTAAGACTATTGTTGCATCTTTTGTTGAAGGATCATAAGTTAGTGTTCTAATCTTATAACCATTAGTATTATTAAATGGTATGATATTCGGTGTAACATTATTAATATTTCCAGTATTTTTTAGAATACGAACTTTAAATGTATTATCGAAAACATAATCCAATACAATGTCATCAACAACTTTTTCACTAAGTCCATCAACAACTTTTAGATTTGGAAGAGTCGTATAATTTTTACCTGGGAAGGTTACACCCATTGATACTATTGATACCAATTCTTCAACCTTTACTAAGGTTGGTGTATGTGCTCTTGGTGCTAAAGTGAAGTCTGTTGGAAAATCAAATCCAATATCACTAATCTTAATATTTTTTATATTGCCAATATTATCAGATTTTGGTTGTAAAACAGCATTAATACCATTTTCAGTAATAATTTCTTGAATTTGTGGAATTCTTGTTATATTATTTCCTTCAGAAATGTATTTTACTGCACTAATTGGTCCAGAAACTTCTTTAGAATCAGTTGAATATGAAATAATTGAATTTGATGATGTAAATGCAGTATCATCATGGTTATAATCTGGAATAAAGTAGGTAAATGTCTTGTCTTTGACTGATTTTACCTTATATTTTCCAGTAAAGAAACTATCTTCGACTGATATTTCATTAATTATGGTATTATCTAGTTTTATTGCTGAAAAATTAGCAGGAATTTGGCTATTTTTTAGTGGAACTAAGTTATAATATAGAGTTTCTGGCAAATTATCGTCATAAATGAGTCTGACAGTAGCATTAGAGTCAACTCCGATCACTCCAGTAGCAATAACATTGAATTTATTTGGTTTTTTGGTCGATAAGAACCTATTTTTTAGTTCTTTATCGGTATAAAATTCTAAACTGAATGCTGGATACAGTATATTATTCCTAGAATATGACAAACTAGGGTCAGAAACATCAAAAACTAGTGTTTGATTCTTTTGTAGTACTAATGGTGGATTTATTGGGAGAAGTTTTCCGGGTTTTTGTTCTAATAAATCTACAGAATCAATTTTAAGATCATTAAAATCTTCTAATTCTGTAAAAACTTCTTCCTTATCAATTAATTGTATTGTATTTGAGTCTAAAACTACAACAACATACAAAGCATTGTTTACTAGTTGCTCAGCAGGATCATTTGATGTGTGAATTACTACTTGTCCAGTCTCAAGTTTGTGATCATTAATGGTAATAGTCTTAGTAATAGTGTTAATACCAACTGCTTCAAACTCTAGTGTTCCAGCAGAAAACTTTCTATTGGTTTCATTATAAACAATATCTATAATTTTGTCTGTAGTTGGTCTAAAATCTACAATTATATCATCATTAACTTCCAAGTTATGATCATTACTTGTTGTTACTGTAGCTTCATAACGAATAGCTTCACCAGAAAGAACTTCTAGTTTTCTAGTTTTTAAACTATGATTAGTTCCACTTCCAAAATCTGTAAATGTTAGAAGTACGTCCGTAGTTGTAGTGTTAAGACCAACTACAGATCCTGTTGATCCTACACCAATCTGAACTGTAGAAAGACCAATAACATTATCATTAAATGGGAATACAAAATATGGAATATTTCTTTCTAAAGTAAATTGACTACTTCCAGAAGATACAGAAATTGGAGTTTCATCAAAATCATAACGAACTTCGTCATTGACTTTGAGATCATGAGAATCAATGTATATTCTGTTCCTAGCAATAAATCTACTTGTAGATCCAGTACCAGGATTTTCAATTGCAACTGTAGTGCCAATTCCAACACCTACTGTTTCATTTGGATTGAAGTAATATTGCCGATTTATTTCCTTTACATCAAAATTTCCGTTCTCTACAGCAGGTACTATAAATCTTCTTGGATTTTCAAATAATCTTTGTCCTTCAGAATAACTAGTTCCTACAGTTCCATTTACATTTCTTTCAATTCTTAATCTATTAAGATCTTCTTCTATATTAAGAATTTTTATCTCTTCTCTATTACCATTAGATTCAATGGTAAAGATATCATTTTCACTAAAATTAGATAGTTTAGATATTTTGCTACCAAATACTGAAATATATGTAACAATTCCAGTCTGTCCTGTGGTTCCAATTCCAGCACTTAAAGATAGATCAATGGGTCTTACTTTAATATCTGATACAAATTCAATATTTCTTACATTATCATAAATTTTTACAAGACCACTGGTCATGTTATGTGGACTAGTAGCAAATCCAACATAAGTTATATTATCTTTTGATCCAAAATTTTGTAAAAACTCAACATTAGTAATAGTTGATGTTGCAACAGAAATATTTGTTACTTCAGTATTTGCAATACCAATAACTTCAGCTAATGGTCTCCTTTCACTATCATTAGCACTAAAGACGATTCTATCTCCAACTTTATAATCCTTTCCTCCAGATACAATTTCTAATTCTTGTAGTTTACCAAGTGAGGTATTGTCAATTATGGATTGTAATGGTGATAATTGACTTGGTTGGAATAGATATTCATATGATCCATTTGAAGAAGACAAATTATATGGTTTGACATTTCTGAGAACTTCAGTGTTTGATAATTTGTCTGGTACAATACTAGATGGTGATGTAAAGTTTTCTTGATTTATTTCTGGGTCGAAGTTAAATTCAATTGGAGCAGACTTGAATGAATCACCAATAAAATATGGGAAAATAGGTTCTTTATAGTTTCCATACTCTACCAGATTTTCTCCAATAGTAGCAAAATATGCATACACACCATTTTGATATTCTGGTGTTATGCAGAATCTTCCGTTAGACTCGTCTAGATCCCCGTCAGTGGTCCACTCATAGTCATTACAGAAGAATCCTAGAGGATATGTTAATATTGATGGTCTGTTTGCTAGGGATCTCTTCTTGTATCCAGAAACCATTCGTTTCACACCACCAGTGCCATTAGCATTTACAAATCCGTATGGTCCATAAATTGGATTTCCATCATATGCCCAACCAATCAATGGAGAATGATTTTTTGATTCAGTTTCTCTACCCAAACTATCTTTGATTAAATCTGGATTAAAAATACTTCTTCCATCTACAATAGATTCATTGTAAATAGTTTCTCTAAATTTCCTTGGGACATATGCTGCGGTATATTGCAATATGCCATAATTTTCAGAATCTATTTCATCAACTGAAGAATCTTGATAGATAAATCCATCATCACTATAGACTTGATTACTTGCAAAAGACCTACCAACTTCATTTACAGTCCATGAAAATATATCACATTTAAATTTTGCATTTTTACCTGCAGGATTAACAGTAAGTATGGTATCATCATCAAAATCAAAACCACCTGATTTGACTACAACAGACTCCAACCTTCCATCTTTGATGATGGGAATTAGATCAGCACCAAATCCAATGTCACTATCAATTCCAATATATGGTTGAGAAACATATCCTTGTCCGGCATTTTGAATAAGAACCTGTTTAATTTCACCATCAACAATATATGGTTTTATTGATGCTAACTTTCCAGGTTCAGCAGTTATGACTGGTGATCTATTAAAATTAAATATATCGGTAGTTCCATAACCTACACCATTATTAGTTAAGAATACTTCATCAATAAATCCTCTAACAACTGGAAGTACTGTTGGTGGAACAGAAATACTATCTTCAGATTCCTGGATTGATACTTGTATATCTGGGTATCTGAAAATATGATCACCTGCACCAATACCATCATCACCAGATTGCTCATCGACTAATTGGAAGTTTACAAATTCTCCTAGTTCATACTCAAGTGCTCCATTATACTCAATTAAACCATCAGGTCCATCTTCAACATCAGACTCTGAAAGTTTGAATGTATTATCATTAATTTTTGTTACATAATAATATACTGAACTAGTTAATCCAGTAATTGGTGTATCTGTAGATTCATATATGATTAATTCTCCACTTTCAAAACCATGATTTGGAATATTGATTGTATTCTCGTAAAAATCAACTGAAGTCGGAGATGTTAGAGCATTAAACTGAACTTTTCTATTTGAAAAATCTTCAGATGATTC